GATTATTTGATCCAACTATTTTTGAAATGACCGATTTTGTTTTACTTAATAACCAATATTATGGAACAGCAACATCTACTTTAATTGATGAAGATATTAGTAATTATCCGACAGAATTGGGCGAATATAATGTAATTGCAACACTATGGGATGTTTATTCATTAAATGGTGTAAAAGTATATGATCACATTTTGGCGCAAAAAGAAATAAACTTTACAATACAAAGCGCAACAACTACAACACCAACCGCGTGGTGTGGTAATTTATGCGCAGATATTGCCACATCTTCAGATCTTTTGGGACAAATAGGTAATGGCGTAAATTGTGCATTGAGATCCGCCATTTGCTATTTATTTTACCCACATAAATACAATGTAAATCAATTTTTTACACAATATGAAAATTTTAAACAAGCTTTCCCATTTAATACTTTTTTTGACATAGCCAGCACAACAAAAAATGCTTTTGCCAGCTCAACTATGAGCAATAACACTACTTTTGGTTTGCCAAATATAAGAAAAACTGGAACAACAACACAATATTACATACAACCATTGTTATCTTCTTCTACAATGGCAAATTTTATAGGATCATCTAACGCGACTTTATTCAGAACATCAATATCTTATTTAATTTATGCGATAACGGCTTGCGGTATATTTTTAATTTTATGGTTATAGACTTTATTTTATTATTATTATATTCAATTTTAGGTGGTTTAGCCATTGCATTACCGCATTTTTCAATTTGGCCAGCATCTATTTTAAATGCAATTACATATTTAATCAATTCATTGGCAATAGCTAATTTTATTTTTCCGATAGATACTTTATTTTATTGTGTAAATTTATTTATTGGATTTTTAATTTTATATTATGGCACAAAATTATTAGTTTCAATATTTAATTGGCTACGCGGTAGTGGTGAAATAAAAATATGATAACAGTAATAACTGGACTAACTGGATCAGGCAAAACATGGTTCATGACACGCTTGATTTATAAAGAGTGGAAAAAAGGCGCAAATGTATATTTAAACTTTCCTGTATATTTTAATGAAAACAATGATGATGTTATTAGGTGGCATCAATTAGACGAACTTTTTCATGTTTCTCGTGGTATAATTGGCATAGATGAAGGCCAAAAATTGTTTGATGCTCGTAGGTGGGGATCATTGCCTATTAGTTTTGCTGAAAAAATAGCACAACATAGAAAACACTTTTTAGACATATTGACAACAACACAAGATATAGCGCATATTGATGTTAGAATTAGATCAAATATTCATGAGTTATTTAATTGTAAAAGTGTTTTTAGGTTTCCGCATAATGATCGTGTTAGGCCAATATTGCAACTAATAAAAATTACTAAAAAACAGCGAAGATTAATTGAAAGCGATAGGCTAACATGGGAAATAGTGGGTAGATCAAAATTATTTTTTTTGTCAAAATTTTGGACTAAGGAATTATATAATACCTATGCCGACATAGGTTTTGAAAGGTTTATATGCAAAATAAAATACGAAAAGAAGATAAAAGAGAAGAGCGGACAATGGTTGGCGAAAATATACAGCAGGGAACTGATCAATTCGGGAAAAGCGCGTCTATAAGATATGTACAAGCTGATGAGAAAATACCTGTAGAAATACGCGATATTGTAAGAATAAAGCCAGAAAATTTTAAGGCATTTAAAAGCGCATTTGAAGAATTTATCAAACAATGGGATTAACAAAGCCATTTTATAGCATTTATTTGCCTGTACATATGGCGGACATTTATTTTTAGTCTATAAAATGGCTTTGTTAGGCACATTGATTAAGTGATGCCTACTGTACAATAAAAAGCATGGTTCTAATACCATGCTTTTTGTTATTAAAGTTATCCACAACTTTATGCACAGTTATAGAATAATAGCGTTTAGTAATATTTAGGTAAATCTTTACTAAATGACTAACCACAATATATAGTGGTGTAAACATATTTATACCACAACATATAGTGGTATTGATAGTTTATAAATATAAAGTTACAATTATGGGTGTCATCGCAAGAACGGATTAAAGGCGTCAGCCAAAGCATTGGCTGGCTGATCTCCAAAAGATCTAAGCCAGCCTATGATTAAAGGCATTTTTTTAATAAATAGGCTGTTTAATATGAAAATTTTAACGATTATAGCGATTACCACCATTATTTTAATCATGGTTATAACCTACAAAGGTTGGAAAAACGACAATAGACTATTTTAATTTGACAAAAAAAAGACTTTTTGTTACGCTTAAATCGCGTGAGCGCACAAAGCAACGCACGCGATTTTTAAAACTATGAAAAAAAAGATAGTTATTTTTCCTATATCAATTTTTTTTCTAATATTAGCAAATTTTTGTCATGCTCAAACGCTTGACGCTAATGCAACAGCAAAAGAAATTGAAAGTTTAAAATTGAAAACAGGCCAACTCATTGATCACGAAGAAATAACGCCAATAAATTTTAAAACTCAAATAACAGGTGAAAAAGAAATTTTCTATTCATATATTGGTGATGAAGTAGAAAATGCCAGTAATATTATTTTTAGAGAAAATAACAATTACTCTAATACTATAAAATTAGATATTACTCATTTTAGAATTTACAGCGCGCCAGTATATTTTAGGGGAGAGAATAATATTATTCATAAAATTGAAACAGCCAGCACAACACCAAAAATATGGAACGATGCCAATGTACAAACTTTTATTGATAAAATTACCAGTATATTAAAAACACCATATGCTATTGCTGGTACAAGTTACGGAACAAATGACAGATATATTGCAAGATATTACAATACTAACTGGTACGATGTCAGAACAAGCGCAATAGGAGATGTCCAAAGCGACACTATTGTTGCATATAATTGGGTACAATATGCAACGGAAAATGGCGATATGTATTACAATTTTAGAACACCCATAAATTTTGATATAAGTTTAATTGATCCTCTAAATATAATAAGTGGTAGTATAAATATGTACTCAAGTGAGCCAGATGAAACAATTAGTCATGCTTATGCTTTTTATAAAGGAACACAAACGATACCAGCAACAATAAATGATTATAGCAGTTTTGAAAATAATTTATATACAAACATTATAGAAAATTCAGATGTTATTACTGATGGTTTTACAAATTGGGATTTTAACAACGATGGGATTAACTATTTAAAAAATGGTGATAGTAATTTTATGTTTATGGAAACAATGTTTGATATAGGCAGTACTACCCCACCAAATTATTTAGATATAGAATATGGCCGAAGTTTTTATTCATCTTTAAGTTCTGATTTTTTACAACACCCATATATTGATTTGACAGTTTCAACTGGTGGTGGAACAACTACACCAGCAATAGCAAGTGGTGATGACATTGGTTTTATATATTATAATGCAACTACAACAAAAATTGACGATAACACAACGATTACATCGGCAACTTACAAAATACCTTACTTACTTTTTAAATTTGTTTCAATAATAATTGCATTTTGTTTTGCGGTTTTAATAACATTTTTTTTGTCATTTATAAATAAAAAGAGAAAGTTATGAAAAAAACAAAAATAAAAAGAAAAAAAGATTTTGATGATGTTTTAGTTTTTCCGACATTTACATTGTATAAAAAAAATAAAAAAAATGTGAAAAGTCGCGGAATTGGTGGATCATATAAATATTAAATTTATGATGTTAGAACAAGCAATTTTTGCAATTTTTGTAATACCAATATTTTGTTTTGTATTATTAATGAGTTTTTATTATATTTTTCATTAAAAGGTCGCGTTTAAAATAAAAATAAATAACAAAAAAATTATGCCTACAGCTTCAAGCACATTAGCAACTTTAGGAGAAGTAATTGTTAATACTACTGTTTCCTTTGTTACGACTGTATTCACTACATATTGGCCATATGTTTTACTGGTTATCGTGTTAGGTGGGATCATTGGGTTAATGTACAGACTTACCCACATCGCAACTGGAAAAGGTCGTTAACCGAATTGTAGGCGCGTTTGGTGAGATCAAACGCGCCTACAATAAAATTTATGTTATTAAATTATATTGACAATTTTACTATTACAATAATTATAGGTATTTTTAATGTTTTTTTGATTTTTATATTTATACATTTGGCCACAAAATTATTTAAAGAGTTAATTGATATTATTTTTAAAACAAAATAATGCAATATTTATGGCAAATTTTATGGGAAGATATAAAAGATTTTTGGAATTATTTATAATAATTTTCTGCATTTTTGTTATTAAAAATAATGTTTTGGCAACAACTGAAAATTTTGACAGTTATGCTAATAATTATCAAATAAATAATGTTTCTGGTTGGAATACGAGCAGTAATATATGTAAAGTAACAAATTCTTATTATTCATCATCACCAAATTCTCTAATGTCTAAATATGATTGGGAAGCGCCATATTGTATATACAAAAGTAATCAAGCTATAACAAGCGCCATTTTTTCCGTAAATGATGTGAATTATATTTATGGTGGAGGACAATTAGTTTTTTATGACGATTTGAATAAAATAGACGCAAGATTTTTTATAGACCAATTTTACCCAGACCACAAAATAAAATTTTCATTGAATAGTGCAAGCGCATTAGATTTAGGTACTATCTCCAATAATACATGGCACAATGTTTTTATAGAATTTAATACTGATGACATAAAAGTTAAATTAGATTTAAACGACTGGCAAACTATTTCTACAACAACTAACGCAGAAGTAAAAAATATAAATTTTTTTTCACAAAGTTCAAATTTATCAGATACAGGACTTTATTTAGATGATCTAACATTGGAATCAGCACAACCACCGCAACAAAGTATTGACAGCATTGATTTTATAAACCCACAAGATAATGGTTTTTATAATTTAATTGATAGTTATACATCACCATATTATTTTAATTGGCATATTTCATTTAATTTAAGCACTACAACAGTCGCAGAATTTCCAAGTGATCGTCCTTTTGTAACAATAAGTTTTGAAAAAATTG